CTGGAAGTCCCTAAAGAAAGACATGAGAAAGTCTTTCGCCTTAGGCCGCGGCCTAAGGGTTAATAGGGACTTACGCCCCTATTATACACAATTCCGTGCTATTACGGAATTTGACTCCCCGGCTAGCTGGGGTAGGTACGTCCTTTGTTGGACGCAAACGCGGGCCACTGGCCTCGCGGATAGCAAGATGATACTTGCTAGTATTGACAAATTTTGTCAAACTGTGACGGAACCGTCACATGAGATTCGCTTGGACCCTACGGTCCTTGAGCGAACCGTACACGGAGCCTTAGGCTCCGATGCCTCCCACGCTCGTATTAGCGTGGGAACTACCTCGTGCCTTGAAAGCACTAGGCAGGTAGGCGGTAAATCCGCCTACCTTCGGCGACTGTGTGCGCCGGGGCGGCCCATTGAGAACCGCCCACTTCGGGTTGTTTATGAACCCAAAGATCTCAAGCCTATTCGGCTTGAGCGGCCCAGGAGGTTAACTAACTCCAGGGATGTTGTATACTGGGCGACCCAGTATGCACTTCACAACCCCACTGCTGTGAGGTGTGTCCGCCTACATTGTGTGGCGGAACCGGGCAAAGCCCGGACTATCACCGTGGCACCTTATGCCTATCAGGTGATAATGGGTGTGTTTGCACACATCTTTGCCGCGACCTTACGGTCGCGGGGTGTCGTGTCGGGTTTAACCCGTGACCGGCACTTGTGGCGGTTTCTAACCGACACATTAAACCCACAATCTACAATGTGGGAACACCTACCGAAAACGGTGGGTGAGGACCCTATTTGGGCCCTTTCCTCGGATTTATCTGAGTGTACCGATTTTGGTAATCGGTTTGTGGCTCGACAAGTGTGGAGCTCACTTATACAGCTTGCTAGCTGTAAACCAGGCTTTCCTTTAGGCCTGGCTACTCTCGCAATGACATTATATTGCGGGAAGAGGTTCGTTTTCGTTCCTCGTCGCGGTGGGACATATTCTCTCACCGTGACCACCCGTGGCTGGTTCATGGGTGACATGATGACTAAGGTCATCCTGACTATAGTCCATGACTATAGTATGCGCCTGTGTGATTTACAGGTCTACTCCCTCGTCGGTGACGACGAGGTTGTACTTTCGCGTTCGCGAAAGAAACTCCACCACCATTTAGAGGTGCTGGAACAGACTGGTTTCAAGATCAGTCAGCCGGATACTTACATATCACGGCGCCTCATGTTTTACTGTGAGGAAGGATCCCTGGTTCCACAGGGTCCGTCGTTCGCCACGCATGTTTCCATGCGTCGGGGAACGGAACTTGGGTATTTAGATTACCCAAGAATCCGGCTATTACTTAGCCAGAAGTCCGAAACGGACTCCTACTCAATGACAAACATTGGTAGGTTTAGTCTTCTGGGTAAGGAGACTAAATGGTGTTATTCTGTGAATAAACCTCCGGTCCCAATATTTGAGATCGCTTCCCTGCTTCAACATATCATTGTTCCGCAGGATACTGACACTTTGTGTCCGTTTACCCCCCTAGAAATGGGGGGGGATGGGTCTTTTACACCAGACCCAGTGTTCTTGAATAAAGTTATTCAAGATAAGTGTAGGGACCCTCGTGAGGCCCTATACAGGATGAGTTCTCTTATGACTCATTCATTCAACTTCAGGTTTGTCCGCTCTGAGCGGACTACTGAGGTTGCTCATAAGCATCATTTTATGATGCCTGTGTACGAGGAACTTTCGAAGTACCTCGGTGATGCTGT